TTTACTGAATTATAGTATTCTTCAAGCTTTTTAATGTAGTCTTCAAGCTCCTTGGCTCCAGCACGTTGTGCTTTTGACAATTGATATTGCTCGTACGCAGTATCTCCAAACTGTTTCTCGAGATTAGATAGAGAGTCAGTAAATTCAGAAGTCAAGTCAATTCCAGACTGCAAAAAGAACTCAGCGTAGTCTTGACCTGTAATTTCAGCATCAGTGGCGAGCTTTGATGTTTGCTCACCCAAGCGAACTAATGATTGACGGAATCGCTCATTTACATTTAGTAAGTTTAACGTATTCTTTTCACTTGTATAGAAAAGAGTTGAGTATTTGTCAAAGAAAAGCTGAGAATCGGAATCCCAGGTCTTTATCTCAGACCTTATACCCTCAATGTTTGCCTTATAATCATCTGATGCCTGAGAAAGCTGTTTTGTCCTATCAATTTCAAGCTTAGTCCTTTCCTCCAATCCAGATGCAGCCTGTTCACGAAGATTAAACTCATCGTTTATATCCTTAACTCGTTTTTTATATGCGTTAGCTTGCGCGTCTTGCTCTAGGCCGATGTTTTTTAAACGCAAATCAAGAGCTTCACGTTCTTCATTAAAAACATTCAGGTAGATATCTGTAGAGTCTTTTACTACTTTATTTTTTTCTTTCTCTTTACTCGTGTATTCACTGAGGTCATTAGCCAAAGCCCTGTATGCTTGAGCTTGACCCTGAAGGAAACTAGCATTGAATTTGTTTGCTTCTGCGTTTTCAGCCAAAAGCTTGTTTGCTTTTTCATCGGCTTGATTTGCAGCTTTGCGGAACCCAGAAGATGCCATAATTGCCTTGTTTCTTCTTTCCTCTGCGTTTTCAATTTCCGATATCCGTTTTACTTGTTCGGAGTATAGCCTGTTGACCGCCCTCTCTCCCTTTTGGACAAACTCGTTTGATTTAAAATCTTTTCTAATTACGGCAATCCTGTCAAGTGCGCCAAGAAGTTCTTTTGCGTCTCTTGATGACCAGTTTCCAGCATCAATTACTTTTTCTAGCTCTTTTCGTACTTCAGCAAGGTTTTTTGGATTAGCATTATTTACTTCATCAAGAACCCTTTTAATGTTTACATTATCTGTGTCCTTAAGAATTGAGTTTAAAATCTCCAATTCAGTTCTTCCTTCTTTTAATCCTTTTGCAACGCGCTTCTCAAAAGACTCGCCGAGTCGGTCTGATTCTTCGCGAAGGAATTTATATCCACGAGCAAGAACCTCTGACTCGCTACTTAAAAATCCTATAAGTTCAATTACAAGTTCATTACTTACTAAGAACTCACCAACGGTAAGTAATAATTCGTTGTATGTGCTAGTTAGGATTTCGAGCTGACCCTTAAACGTAGCCATACTCTTTGCTGTTTGAGTAAGCTGATTTGCATAACCTTGTTCAGCTAATGTAACTTTTTCTAGCGCGTCGACATTGCGCAGCAAACTAATAAGTTGTGCCGCACCCTGTTTACCCACTAGTTCCTGGGCTTCAGAAACGCCTATGTTTTGTTCGGCTAGTTGTCGAAGTGTTACAATTATATCTTCACCTGGTTTTTTGAGGTCAAGCAAAATTCTTCGTAGGCCAGTTCCAGCTCTTGATGCGCTAAAACCGCTATCTGACAAGATACCAAGTGCTGTTGCCGTTTCTTCAAATGATAACCCAACCTGACTAGCGATTGGACCAACATATCCTATTGCTGTATTAAAAGAAGACAGCGATAAAGATGTTTCGTTTACAGCTCCAGTTAAAACTGCGGCAGTGGTTGCCGCTTGATTAGTAGAAACCTGAAACTGATTGCTCACCTTAACGATTGCCTCACCAACTGCAGTGATGTCTTCACCAGTTGCAGCAGCTGCATCAGCAATTGGGCGAAGTAAGAATGGAATCTCTTTAGCTGATACGCCAAGCTTGCCGAGGGCAAGAGAAAGTTCTGACACTTCGTTTGCAGAAAATTTTGTTTCTACTGCAACATTTCTTATCTCCTCCTCTAGAGATTTTAAAGATTCTCCGCTTGAGCCAGTAACTGCTGATATCTTTGCCAAAGATGACTCAAACTCAGTGAACGCGTTAAATGACCCAACAAAGAACTGCCTTGTGCCGCCAACCAGCGCACCAAGAACCTCGTATACTCCAATGAACTTTGTTACACTGGCTACTGCCTTACCAATTGATTCTGGAGTAAAGGCGGCAAAGAATGATTTACCAAAGAACTTTCGACTTTCTGCTAACTTGTCAGCAGCAATCTGTTCTTTTTCAATCCTTTTGTTGTTGGCCCTTTCGAGTCTAGCGTAAAGTTTTTCTTGTGCCGCTACAAGCTTTTCATTTGCTGCCTTTTCATCCCTTATCCTTTTGTTTACAGCATCTAAACCACTTTGACGTATTTTGCTTTTTGCTCTTTCGGCCTTATTTAAATCATCTACCTCTTTTTGTAAAGATGCCTTTCGTTCTTTGTCAATTTGAATTCTTAGCTTTGCTTCGGCAAGTGCAACCTTCAGTGCCTCTCTTTTTGTCTTTAGTACCTCCTGCTCAAGCTGATTTGCCTTCTTGATTGCAAGAGCCTCATCATTTGATAGGTCAATGTATACCTGCTGAGCCTTATTAAACGCCTTAAGCTCTTTATTTGTTAGCGTGCTGTATTTATTTCCAAGGACACCAAGTGCGGTCTGCAACTTTAAAGCTGCATCGACCTGCTCATCTGACGATTTTTTTGACTTCAGTGTTCTTTGAGCATAATCATCGGCTGTTTTTGCAATCTTTATAAATTCCTCTCTTGCATTGTTTAGCCTTGTGCCTAACTGTTTTTGAATTTCAGAATAGTCGGTTGTCTCTTCTGTAAGCGCAGAAAACGCTGTGGTTAGAGAAGCTAAAGACTTGCTAAAGTCTTGTACAAGCTTTAACTGGTCTTTAAGTGTAGATTCTGAAAGTGGTCGGTTTGCCATATTATCCTAATATACTAATTACCTTGTTTATTGAAGCTGTTCCTATATCTTGAAGCCAAAGTTGATTGAACTCCTCTAAAGCGGAAAGCAGTGCAAATTCAGCAACGATATTTCCCGAAGCAAAATATGGGCTTCTGTTCTTTAGTTGTTGGTTTTGGTTGATTGAGCGAGCAATCAAAAATGCTAAGCTTGCCCGAGCTTTTTTTGACTTTGGGGCACCAACTAGTGGATAAAGGTAAGTTTTACTTGTGCCACCGCGGACTCCTTTGTTTACATTACCGCGCTCCCTGCGAGTTGAGTAATTATTGTTTTGAACGTAGTTGGCTCCGTACTTGTTTTTCCAAGTTCCGTTTTTAACTTTTGCTAGAATCCAGCTTTCGATAGTCCTTGCCTCTACATCAATATCTTGAGTTGATGTTTCAGCTAGATTAGAATCTATGAGTTCAGCATATTTAGGTTTTGCTAACCTGTTAAAAAAAGTAATGGATACGTTTTCTATAACATCAAACTCCTTATTGATGGTATAAGATATGCTTAGGTCTTTGGTAAAGTCTCTGCGTAGAATTGCATCTGAAAGCTTTCCAGTATAGTATTGACCTCTTCGATTTAGAGAATTAACCATAGCCTCGTTAAGCCCAGAAGAACGGAGCTTACGAAGCAAAATTGCTCTGAGCTGACCACCCTGTTTGCGTGCGCTCATTATTCAGGAACATAGCTTGAGTTTAGAGACTCATCAGTACAAGAGATGTTCTTGTCAAAGTCAACTTCAAAGCTGCACACTGCTGCAGTTAGGTTGTACTCGTCGGTCGGCGCTTGAGCAATGCTCACCTCTTCAAACTCCACATCATTGTCAAGACTTAGGATAAAGTCCTGTACCTGACCAACAACAAACAAATTTTCCTGCATTGAAATCACCAGTGACTCTTGGTCATCCGCCAAGCACTTGTCTACCACAAACAGGGCAAACGTAACCTTGTTAGTGTTTAGTCGGTGAGATATGTTGCTTGACTCAACAGAGATAAACAGTGAACGAGAATCTACGTTCATCGTGTCAACCTCCTCAATAGAGCCAACAATCTTAAAAGCTTCAATCATTCTATGCCCTTCAGCAAAGCCCTTGAGGTGCTTGTAGAAATCAAAAAGAGTGGTCATAGATGCTTTTGTTAATTTACAAATTACCGTCTGCGGGCCTCTTCAGCCCTGCGCTCTGCTTCGATTCGCTTAGCAAGCTGTACCCTGTAGGCCATCTCCACCAAAACATCAGACATCTTCATATCGTACACAAACTGAAACTTAGTCAAGTCCTCATTTGCCAACGCTCTTACAATCGAGTACCAAAACCACCTTTCGTTAAAGGTGTCTGGTTCATCTGGCTCTTCCTCCTCTTCTCCCTCGATTGGCTCAATCCTATTGTAGATTACGCCCTCAAACTTGGTAAAAAGAACATAGTCCCTGTTTTGCATCATACTCTTGATGATGTGCGCTATTGCTATAGCGTCCTCCTCGTAAATCGAGTCTATCAACTTCTCTTCCTTCTCTTGGTCGGTGTTGTCGAACTCTGGCTCATCTTTAGGTCTTATGATAAGCGCAGCAACAGATGACTCATCAAACCCGTTCTTGATTGTATGCTCGAGTAAAATAAATTGCGTTAGAGACATCTTTAGGATGTCGGTGTACACATTGTATCTGTCGGCTACAGAAGATGCGTCTATGGCCCTAAAACTGGCCTCCTCGAGCTTGTCTGTAGCTCGAATTATATCTAGACGCTCTATTGCGGATATCTCTTTTAGAAATTCTTCTAATCTGTCGTTGCTGATTGCATCAGCTAATTTGAGTTTTAATCCGAACCTCATAAGAACATTGTTACTCCACCGTCTTGCTCCTTGAACGCACACCACGCCCCAATAGCCAAAGACATCACCATATCATCGTGCTTACCAAGTGAGTTCGAGAACTGGATGTTTCCAGTGATTGGATTTCTCTTGCTCTTGAAGTCGTAAAGTTCCTTAATCAGGTCTAGGTTGTCTGGGATGGTAATCTTCTTGTCCTCGAACAACTTCATAAGGTTCCTGATGATTTCAGGCTTGGTTTGACCAGTAGTCTGGAACGGAAGCATCTTGTACATCCTGTCATCCTCGGTAATCTCATCAAACAACAAATCGTTGTTGTTGACCTCAAAGTAGCAGGCCATCAACTTCTCATCGTGCTTCAGGTAGAAGTCCTTGATGCGATTCTTGAACATATCAGCATCCATACCCAACTCACGATACTGAAACCTATCAATATCGATAACATCATAATCTTGGTTCATTGCGGTTAAAACAGTGTAGTCATACGCAACACCAATGTCCATCCCAATGTATACTCGTTCGGTGGTGTTTGGGGCATACTGCCGAGTGGCCTCCTCTACGTTGCTAAAGAGCGCATCACCACTTACAGGCTTACACAGGAACTCTTGGTCGAACTGAGCCTTTGTCATACTCTGCTTGATACCGAGTACCGTCTTCTCAACCAACGGGTCTTTTAGGTCCAGATACGTCCGCTTGATGGATTTAATCTGTTCCCAGTTCTTCTCATCCATTCCCTGCACATACTTGTCCCAGTACCAGTTCTTGCCGTTGAATGTCGAAGACATCACCACCCGCCCGCCTGTGCGAGTCACCATAGGAAGCAAAACCTCGTTGATGAAGTCCTCACTCATAAACGCAGCCTCATCGATGTATATGAAGTCCAACGTAGCACCACGAAGGTTATCGCCAGAGTCAGCAGACCTAAACTTGATAAAGCTACCATTGTGAAAGAACATCTCATTGTTCTTCCTGTCGAATCGCTTCACTATCTGCTGGAACAGCTCCTGATGGTTTATGAACGCAGCCTCGATATCCTTCATCACCTTGTTGGCTTGGTCCTGAATAGGGCTAACCCAGAACATACGAGTGCGAGGCTTGTTGAGCGCCCTCATCACCGCATCGTTCATCATCATAAAAGTCTTACCTGTCTGCCGACCCGCAACGATAAGCGCAATAAACGGCTTGTCCTTGTGGATGACATTCAGGAAGTCTCTTTGAGGCTCCGAAGGGTTATAGAGATTAATCTTCATCCTCGTAGTCTATGTCGATGAAGCCACCCACGTCTTCGGTTGTTTGTGTAAGGTCAATCGTTGCCTTCACATCAATCTTAGTCTGCTGGACCTTCACGGGAGCTTTGAAGCCTTGCATATCGTTAATCATCTTCATAGCCTCCATAGCCATCTTGACATCACCAACAGACATAGCCTCATCACGAATCTTAATCAGCAACTCAAGGTTCATACCCTTAGTCGCCTCCACCTTCTCCTCGGTCTTGTTGACCACACTACGCAAAGCCAAATAAAAAGCAGTGCCGTAGTTGTTCTTGTCCCGATAGTAGCTCGTGTAGTTAAGCTCCTTCGCAATCTTACCCTGCTGCTCGATGCCCTCAGTGCGGACACGCTCAATGAACTCCTCCTGCATCGCAGTAAGCCCAGAGCCTCTTCCAGAGACCACCTCGTTCTTAGCGTTTCTTATGGATGCCATACACAGGGATGCTGTTGATACCAAAACGCAAGGTGAAGTAAAACTCATCATCGAACTTAGGCTCGAACTCGTAGTGGTAATACTTCATCACATTAGACTTCACACGCTGGATGCAACTACCACAAGCAGTCTTCGGATTCTCAACCACCCGAATGTAGTTTGACTTTCCAACCATAGAGTTGTGAAACTCGAACATCGCTGCCCTCAAGTCACCCTTCGGCATACTGTGAGTCAACAGCTCTCTAATCAATTCTCTGAATTCCATATCCAAATATACAATGAATTACGTTATGAATTACTAAAAGAACTTTGTATAATAGTATACTATATATAGTATACTATCTATATTAGTATACCTATATTACTCTACATTATACTATTATTAATGATATAATAGTAGAATACTCGTATAGAGTATTCTATAGTAGTATAATAATAGACAGGATAAAATGGGAGTGAGAGCGAATGTTGGCAGAATCGTTCATTCCCCGCGTACAAAGGGGCTAGTTAAGAACAAAACCAAAATTTTTTACGGTCACACACTAAATTTTTTTTTTACACCTTGTTTGTAATTATTTTAGCCCCACATTTGTAGTGCGGTACGACTAAACCAAACCAACCGCACTATTTATACAAATAATCTCTAAAACAAAAATTCAAATGTCAACCTCTTCAAATCCACAAATGACTAAAGTTCTTGTAAACAAATCACGGAACCGCATTGCTACGGAGAACGACCTAGCAAAGTTCACAATTATTTCTGTGCTTCAGAACTATTTAGACGAGGATGCCGTCGGAATGTCTGAAGAATTTCGTCGACACTATGCTAAACACCTTGAAGCAATAACCGCCAAACTTGGCGCACCTGAAGTAGTCGAGGCATATGTACCGAAGCAAAAGTTCGTATTCGCTGAGTAAGTTCCTGGATGGGTGGATGAAATACTCCACCCTTATTTCTACAAATAATCCCCAAAAATTCCTACAAAATGTCCGTACAATTTGAACAAATCAGTGCCGAAGATTTAGCGTTATTCCTGGCCAAGCATAGCGCCAGGAAATCCCAGGCTAGAAATACAAATAAGCCCAAGGCTAAAACTGTAAAAACCCGCAAGGGATTGATGCAAGTATTAGACAAGGATGGATACAAGTTTATTCCTGTAAGGGATACAGATAGTATGAAGATTATTGTAAAAACTTACAAGAAGCCAAAGTACAGAAAGAATATGTATGCTCGTATTTTTTGGGAGCAAGAAAAGTGGTAACTGTCTAACTATTATTTATACAACTCTAAAACTATTATTATGATTTCATTTGTCCAACTATTAATGCTAATGGGCCTGGTAATTATTGTACCAATGCTCGTGTCCGAAGGTGTACAACTATTTAAAGAACTGTTCAACGATGCAAAGTAAAGAACTTATACAAGTATCCGAAAGCCTATTTGGTCAGGATTTATCCAAGCCTATGAATATAAATGGCGCTGCAAGTTCTCGAGGATATTACAATTTAATTATATCAATAAGGGATGTAAGATTGTACAAAGCAGGTATCAAGCCTCATAGAAATTGGAAGGTAACAGATGTAAAGAAATACTTTGGTATTTCTGGAAATACTGATACTGTATTGTCCAAGTTAGAAAAGATTAAAGATATAATTAAGTAGGTAAGTTTATAGGGATTCTTACCTCGGGGTCTGTAGAAATACAGGCCCTTTTTATTCCCTTTTTATTTAATTATCAATTCTACAAGTTATGACCTATTCAGAATTTCAAAAATCATTTACACATTTCTACTTATACCACAAGTTGATTAAGCCACTGGGTTCCGAGAAATCCGAAGAAGTTATTCATTCTTTTTATACAAATGTCGCAGATAAAAAGTCGGATTCCTACTTTGAGTATATGGAGCGCAAAGGTCCAGACACTGATATAATTTTAGGGGCGTTTCCTTGGACAGATAGCAAGGAAGGACACGACTTTTGGTCGCTCGTAAGTCATATTATTCAACATCAATAAAAAAAAGATATGGCATCACATTTATTTACAGAAACTGTCGCTGACCCATTAGATTATAATATCGAGTTGGGTCTCGATTTTTCCGCTCGAGTATACGAGGATTACGACTCGGGTAATTATACAATCTTTGAGCGTACTCCAAGATTATATATCAACGGAAAAGTGTACGATTTGCCGAAAGATGTTTCGGATAAGTTAGAAGAAATTATTGGTGAGTATTATGAATCTATTAACTATGAATAATCTAAACAACTATGATACAAGCAATCAACTTCAAGGATATATCAAGTGGTAGTATTATTTCTATTACTGATATTGTTAGCAAACTACAAAAGACAGGAGCAATCTTCGGAGCAATGTACGTCAAGAAAGACGGAGAATTGACTGAGATTAACGGTAGGTTTGGTGTGCGTAAGTTTCTAAAAGGAGGCAAGCGTACTGCTCCAAATACTATGCTTGTCATTTGGGAGAATAACCGAAAGCGTTATACTTCAATTGACCCAGAGCGTATTATATCAATGCGTGTACAAAAGAAAGAGTATTTAAATTTTAACTATAAATCTTAATTAGATGGAACTTCTCACACAGAATTCTAAGATTAAAAAGACAGGTAAAAAGTTCGG